TACCACTGTTGGACAAAGACTTGCTTCACAGCAGTCTTTGTACGGCCGCCACTCGTTACAGTATTCCGTAACGAGATCTCAGAACCCTTATGAAGGCGAGCTAAAAGCAAACCTTCATAGTCAACTTCCCTGGTTACAGGGCGCTCGATCATGCACTTAACAAAGTATCCTTCGATACAATGTCGTGCACGTACCGGGCGTCCTTCGTCGAAATTTCCGACGAAACCAAGATCACCAAGACCATGAGGAACCACGAACCGTAAGGAACGTGGAACCGAATAGACGAGGTGATAATAGAGCGAAGCGAAGCGCTTGTCACAGGCGGAAAAATTCCACCTGCGATGAGCGTATAGCCGAACCCTATTAGCCATCCGATAAATCGATGGCACGGTTGTTAACGCCTCCTTTTGGAGGATGGGTTTTATATCTGAGCCTTTCCACCAATGCGCCCCACATGACTCCCGATACGGTGATAAACCGTGGTGAGACTTTTTCAAGTTCACCTGGAAGCCAAGGAAAGCGCTAAATGTGGAGAAGAGCGAGACGGCATCTGCGGGAATAATAACATCATCCCCGTAGACGGAGACACGTCCAGAGTCGATTCCGAGATACTCACACACCGCTAAAGACGCGGCGTAGAATATCAAGGTTTCTAACTGGAACGTGAACCCATTACCCATACTGGAGAACTTATTCCAGTGGAAGGTCTTACCGTCCAACATGCCGAAGTGCGAGCGTAACGCGTCAAGAAGGGTATACCAGGAAACTGGTAGTAGCTCCCTAACAACGTTACACGCGATAGAATCTGACGCCGAAGAAAAATCAATTGTCGCAAGACTGGAGTCGATAGACCCCTGCCGAGCGAGCTCTTGGTTCATCTTTTGGTTAGTCAGATCTATACCGCACCGCCGAAGACGCAAACCGATTAGATCGCCCACCGCTTTTTGGAACCAGAGGTTTAACCCTGGCTCGATTGCGATTACGCGGTCCGTCGTAGCGTCCTTTGCGACAGTGATTACTTTATTTCCAGCTTCAAACGTAGGAAAACCATTTTCGGCCAAGTGACGGAACCAAGTTGGGTATTCTCTAAACCAACTAGGACCCGCCGCACCTTGAGGGTGCAATAAAGAGTACAACACATGCGTTATCCCAGTTTCGCACTGGAACTTATTTGGTGAACTGGCGTCTCTCCGCTTAATCAGCGTAGATGCGCCAGGGCCCCAATCGCCTAAGTCCAACAGTTTGAGAGGGTCGACGGACCCAAGAATCTTGCTGATTTTCCGAGTGGTTGCGTTAAGCAACCATACGCTAGGCCCGTTGAATAGCGGGTCGAGAGCAAGATTCCGAAACCGTCGATTTGTAACGCCACAAGCAGCCTCGAAAGAGAGCCACTTGGTGACTGCAACTTCGCGTAAGTCAATACCCGTCTTAAGAAACGGGGCTTTTGACAAAAACTTAGTCGCAGCCAAGGCGTCGGCACACTGGTCCACCGTTAGGTAGTCCAGAGGATTGAACGAAAGCTCCGCCAGTTGCTTATCTTCTCCGTAACGGAGAAGAAGAGCAGCTGTAAGAGCTCTCGGACAGTCTAATGCCTCAAAGAACTGAAGGGCTTGGTCACGGGAATCCCGAGTGGCAACGCAAGGTGCGGACTGGCGAGAGCCAGGCCGTATATGCTTCTGAGAAGACATAACAGCTCCTTTTTAACATGGAAATACCAAACGAGGGCCCGTTTAAAACACGGGTTCAAGCTTGATGATCGCTGTACCGACAGGAGACCCAGTAGTACCAGTAGGGTCGCTGTCAGAGGCGCTCAGGGTAGCAACCAAGAACGAGATCACCATATGGAGCAAATGAGTCCGCTCCAATTCGGTGCCTCGCGCAGGAAGCAGCCATTCCATGTGACACGCGTTCTCGTACGCCTTCTTGGGCGCCGGCTGATAACCGGTCTCCGTGTTGGCGGACGTAACTTCGAGGGTAGGAACTGCAACCTTGCACACAACCTTGTACACCTGGCTACCATTTGCTGGCGGCCGGACGGACAGGGTCATGCGTGGAAAGCCGACCGGAACACCGGTCACGCGATCCACATACTGCGCCACCCCAGGGGAAACATACCCGTCGGGGCTAAACGTGTGAGTCGTGTACGCCGCCACATCAGTGGTTTTAAGACTGTTGCGATCAACGTTACGGCTCACATACACATTGGCCATTGCGGTCATTGTGATTTTACTCCATTTGAAATGGCGTTCGCCAGAGGAATTCCGGCAATACGCGGAACGTAGCTGCTACTTAGCAAAAATCACGCGCAGAAGAGCCAAAGCATTCGCCGTGTGTGTAAAGGTAAAAGGGTTCTTAAATGTCGGCGCTTGACGTTGAGGGAAGCTTAATAGCTTCTCTCTCCTCATCATGAACCGTTCACGTTTGAACCCGCCCTTACATTGAACACGAATCGTTTGCGGACCGCTACCTTGCGTTAAGTTCGAGCTAAAGCTACAAAAAGTGTTCTCTCTTGTACTTCGAGTGAGAAACCCATCAACGAAGGTGAGACCCGAGAAGGACGTAAGTCCTTCAAGGTAATCGCCGACAGGTAACATCCAATCTAATACAAAGGAGAACGGGACTAACTCCCATAGTAGCGATACAGGGTTAGTAAACCCTAGCTGCGTCATAAAGCGCCGATCCGCGTCATCCAACTTGAACCTCAGTCCGATACGTGTGCGTTCTGTCCTCATCATAGCAAATCGTGAGATTTCCTGTGGTGTAACAGTGGCATACGAACCGTACAAAGGGCTCATTATGGGATGATTTGTTGTCGACACATCGACACTGCTAGCTCGTACCGTCACAATTCGCTCGGTAGCTGCCGCCCTAAGGGCGAAAGCATCCAAGACTCCTCGGATATCCATAAGGACGGGTTTCCAACCGTACTGGAACTCTAGCCAATTTTCGGCAAAAGATCTGGAACGACTGGGCTTCCGTCTAAAGATAACTTCAGAGTGGCCGTGGAACAAGATTTCCGAAGCACGAGCAAATCGAAACTTCCGAACATTACGTGCAGCGTCGACAAGCTTCATTGTATTTTTACCAATGAGGCCGTCTAACTGTCGCCATGTAACGAGAGTTTCAGCGAGGTTTGAAACCTCACCGCTCGCCAAATCAGAGATCTTCTTTACGGTCTTGTTGTACGAATTGCCCCCGTGAGTTAACGCGGGAGACGGCACTGATACAAAGCTGACAGTAGGAGCAACGACAAACGTTTCTGTTTGAGGTTGCGGCTCCATGATAGCAGTAATCTGCTGCCACGCCATACCGGGTTCAAGCATCACAGTGTCAAGGGCGTACGGATTAACCGGACGCTCTGCTACCTTTAGACTTCGATAATTGGGTGTAATCGTACGTACACGTCTGAGATACCTAGTCTCAATACCAACCTCTTGTAACTGAGAGAGGTCAGGATTGTTACGATGGAACTCGAACGGGTACTTATTGACAACACTTACGTTATCGCGGTCGTTCGGGGAGGCACTATGCCTGCTCGCTTTGTACCACGGCTTCACTTCTTTTGGGAAGCGTTGCCGAGCGGATTGCACGACGAGAGTCGGAATCCGAGTGGATTTAAAGGGAACGTTGACGTTGGTTGGTAAGACATAGGGAACCGTTGGCCGCAAGGCTTTCGGGACCTGAGTCCAATTATCCTTCGTCACAGGGAATAGAACATATACCTGCTCCGGTCGCGGAAAGAAGATGAACCGACGCCCTTTAGGGGAATCGATTCGTTTAGACTTCCACCGCATAGGGAAACGCACCTCTTCAAACGACGGCGATCCAACAATCCTGCGTCGTAATACAAGTGCTAGCGACAACCGTTTTACGTCGGCTCGAGTATCAATGACTTTCTTCACGAGATTGAAGTTAGAAACTTCAGTCTCGGGGATACGGTCAAGGTTCTCAGGCCAGCGAAATTCGATCGAAGCAAACACCGCATTGCGATACAGGACATTGAAAGGCTCGTCCCGAGTGATTAAGCTCGACCACTTTATCTCACCAGTAAGCATACGACCTCCTTAACGGAAGTAGTTAGCGAACAAGTGATGAAGTGACCATACGCGCAACCAGTTAAGATACCCACAAGTAGACCGGCGACAACTAGGAGTTTGAAAGCTTCTAATTTAGTCGGTTTCCGCATGGGTATCCCTCAGGTTGTGGTGGTATGAGTCAACGGAGGAAACTCCGTAACCAGGATGGACTCACCGAAAGGTGGG